CATAGCTCCGTATGATGCAAATAGCGGTCTTCAGACGAATGTTCGTCCATGGCTTATACCAGACGAAGCATTCTCTGATATGAATAATGCGTATGTCTTTCGTGGGCGTGTACGGAAACGGTTTGGATCTCGTTGGCTTGGTGCCGACTCTCTTGTTTCAAGATTCAGAATCCAAGTGGGAGTAACCACTTCAGGATCCTTATCAGGCAATGTCAGAACCATAAACGCTGATGCAGGAATGCCAACAGCCGTCGGCCAAGGATTCAGTATACTAAGCACATTCTTTACGGTCGTTAATCCAGCTGGTGGGCCTCAACAGATGCTCAGGACTGACGGATCTGTGGCGACTGCGACGTACAACTTAACTAACTCAGACTTTAATATAACTGCCACAGGGGCACCCAACGGTACACCAGTTTATTTCTACCCAGGTTTCCCGGTAATGGGATTGCTTACCTTTGAGCAAGCTAGTGTAACTAATGAGTTTATCATCGGCTTTGATACCCGCTATGCCTATACCTATTCCAGTGGATGGGTCAGGCTCAGCGCTCAGACAAATCCAGGCGATGCGGTATGGACTGGCGACAATTCCCAATTCTTCTGGGGTACCACATGGTCCGGTACCAATGCTTCCGACAAAGTATTCTATGTGACGAACTTCAATGAGAATGAGCCGAACTTCATGCGGTACTTCTTCAGTAGCACATGGACGACATTCAACCCTCAGATCGATGCGACACCAAATTTCCTTAACAGTGCACGAATCATAGTGCCCTTTAAGAACAGACTCGTAGTCTTTAATACCTGGGAAGGACCCGCTGCTTCACTTCCTGGAACAAATTACGTCAACAGAGCCAGATGGTCACAAGTAGGATCTCCCTTAGCTTCTGATGCATGGAGACAGGACATCCCTGGAAAAGGCAATGCTCTTGATGCTCCTACCCTGGAAGAGATAGTCACCGTAGAGTTCGTCAAAGACCGACTTATCGTATTCTTTAATGAATCTACCTGGGAGTTCGTCTATACAGGAAACCAGGCATATCCATTTACCTGGCAGCAGATCAATACCGAGCTCGGCGCAGAATCGACCTTCAGTATTGTACCATTTGATAAGTTCTGTATAGGTGTGGGCAATGTGGGAATCCATGCCTGTAATGGTGCCAATGTTGAACGGATAGACCAAAAGATACCAGACATTGTCTTTGATATTCATAATGCAGACCAGGGCGTATTCAGGGTCTATGGGATTCGTGACTACTTTGTAGAGATGGTCTACTGGACATTCCCCGACACAGACACCAGTTCAACATTTCCCTATCCAACAAGAGTACTAGTTTATAATTACAAGACAGGTACATGGGCTTTCAATGATGACTCAATCACCGTATTTGGCTACTTCCAGCCTTCTACCGGTGTAACATGGGATTCTACTACCGTTACCTGGGACGACGATGACACATGGGATAGTGGTGAAGTACAGTCTCTCTTTAGGCAGGTTATCGCAGGAAACCAAGAGGGTTACACATTTATCTGTGATGCTGATGAAACTACCAACGCTGCCGTGCTCCAGATAACGAATATGGTCTCAGGGGCTACTTTAACAGTCATACAGCACAACTTAAGAGTCGAAGACTATATCTACATTACTGGCGCAGTATATTCTGATGCGTCCATGGGTCTTAATGGCCAGATATTCCAGGTAATAACCGTAACTGATGCCAATACTTTCACTATCATTGGTACATTCACGGGCACATACATAGGCGGTGGTCTCATATCTCGCGTCAGCCAGATATCCATAACCACCAAGCAGTATAACTTCTATGCCAAAGACGGCAGAAACGCCTACATTCCTAAAGTAGAATTCCAAGTAGATTCGACAGACTCAGGTCAAATCCAGGTGGATTTCTATGTGTCTACTTCTGAGGCTCCATTGCTTCAAGACAGTGCTCTGCAAGGATCGCTCTTAGGCACAGGAAATCTCGACACATTCCCGTACATAGACACGAATCCATTGGTTAAGGCTCCAGTGCCCTTTGAGAAAGATGCTTCACGATTGTGGCATCCTGTCTACTTCCAGGCCGATGGAGAGTTCGTACAGTTCGAACTCATACTCAATGATGAGCAGATGAGGAATGTTAATATTAGATCGGCAGACTTCCAGCTCCATTCAATAGTCATTTATGCGCAACCAACTAGCTATAGGTTCCAATAATGGCATATATACCTGATCAACAGATCAATACCGGCTCGTATATTCCAACCACCTATATCTTGGATGTTGCCAGACTGTATGAAGTCGATGTGACGAGCCAGGAGTTCAAGGAGCTTCTCGTTCGGTTATACCAGACGGTAAACAGCGTCGTACTTGCCTTGAATACTAAGCACACGGGGTACTATATCAATGAAGAGTTCGTGAACGGAAAGTTGTATTATAATCCTAACTCCAGCGATCCGCTTATGCTACGTCCAGGGTTCCAGAAGTCCATTAATACTGGTGCCTTAGGGGCAGGAACTACTTCCATTAATCATGGAATAGCCGTCACTAATACATTTCATTGGATGTTCATCTATGGCGCAGCGACTGATACGGTTAACCTACTTGGCTACCCCATAACCTACGCAGGCGCAGCAGGTAATAATCTCTCGGCTTTCGTTAATGCTACCCAAGTGGTAATAAATAATTCTACGGGAGTTACATTTACTGATTCCCAAGTGACTCTCGAATATGTTAAGTTCTAGGCAAATAAATTAAGGAGAAGGCAATGGCGAATTTTCTTGGAGGACTACAGGGAGGGTTAGGCGGAGCTGGCACAGGTGCGGCAATAGGCAGTATGTTTGGTCCTATTGGTACCGGTGTAGGCGCTGGCGTAGGCGCATTAGCGGGCGGTCTTGGTGGCCTCTTTGGAGGTGGCAAGAAGGGTGGAGTCCAACAAGCTCAGCGATTCAATCCAGCACAACAGAATGCCCTTCAACTTTTGTTAGGTCAGGGATCCCAAGGTCTTCAGAATCCGTACGCTGGATTCGAAGATATTTCCAACTATGCCAATAAGCAGTTCCAAGAGAATATTGTACCGTCACTAGCAGAACGATTTACCTCTATGGGTAATGGTGCCCTTTCATCGCCTGCCTTCGCATCACAATTAGGACAAGCCGGATCAGGATTGGCAGAAGCATTGGCTGCCCTTCGAGCACAATATGGACAACAGAATCAACAGAATGCACTGAGCCTACTTGCTTTAGGACTAAGCCCATCATTCGAGAATTTCTATCAAGGAAGCCAGCCAGGTTTCGGAGAGAACTTATTTTCAGGCGCAGTACAAGCAGCTCCGTCATTCTACCAATCGTATCTGATGTCGAATGCCCTCAAATCACTCCAGAATCGATAAGGAGAGACGATGCAATTTATACAAGACACAAATGCTGGTGGTCGTATAGGGGCAGCCCTAGGGACAGGACTACAGCAATTAGCCCACGATAAATTGGCGGACATATCCAAGAGATATGAGAAGGCTCAATATGCACAAGGACTTGCTCCTGTATTAGGTGGACCCGCAGCAACATTTGTGAGTAATTTAGATCCAGACCAAAGAAAGATAGCGCTTCAAAATCCTGAGTTCCTTCAAAGACTAAGTCAGGAACTGGGGGGACAGTCAGCAATGGGGGCAGGTGGGTTAAATTCTTTAGAGAATTACCAACCATCTGGGCAACCACAGATACCTCAATTATCAGCAGCAGACTTCTTAAGTAATCCTAATTCTGTTTCTCCATTGGTTCGACAGGCTCTTCAGAAGGCTCCATTGAATTTAGACAATGTCCTTTCGGGCGCTACTACTGAAGAATCTCCGAAAGCAAAGCCGCGAGCTGACGTATTAAACCCAGAGAGAACTAATCTTCTCAAGGAGATATTTACTTCTCCTAAGGATAGACTCGAACAGGAAAAGCTTCAGTTGTCGAAGGATAAACTAACGAACGCTAAAGATCTGGCTGCATGGAAGAATACTTTGAAGCATCGAGAAGAAACGCTCAAGAATGAACAGACTTCTCGTGAAGCATTACATGCTATTAAAGAAGCCCAAGAACTAGAGAAGAATGGGGATTTCCCTTCCCAGCAGTTCGCTTCTTTCCTCAAAGGGGCAGAATGGGAAGATGTACCTGGGTTTCTTTCTGGAAGTGCTGAAGCATTCAATAAGATACTTGCTAACTTCCAACGAGGAGCCAAGGATATTTATGGGGGTAGGATAACCAACTTTGAAATGGAACAATTCCTAAAGACCATACCTACTCTTCAGCACACACCTGAAGGAAGGGCTCGAATCTGGGCCATGATGAAGAATTATTATAAAGGCGGCAAAGAGTATGCCAAGCTTGAGAGACAGATCATAAGACAGAACGGCGGTGTTCCTCCTCAAGATCTCCATGAACAGGCTAATGAGAGATTTAGACCTATAGCCAAGGATCTTTCTAAGAAGTTCAAGACTGACTTAGAAGGAGCAAATAAGCTTGCCTCTTCTTATGCCCAAAGAGCCGGCTCGGTTGCTGCTTATGGAGCGGGTAAACTTGCAGGTGCTCTGCCAGGCGCGTTAAAGGGCGCAGCAAAAGGAGCCGCTACAGGAGGTGCCGTAGGAAGCTTTATTCCGGGACTAGGTACTGTTCCTGGTGCTCTTATTGGAGGAGGCCTTGGAGCAATCAGCGGTGGAACCGGCGGTGGTGGTGGGATCTCCGATATTCTAAGACTTTTGCTGTAAGGAATAAGCCTTTATCGCTGCGAGTATAACAAAGGCTGACGGTATGAGTATAAAGGCCAACCAGCGATGATGCCTTCTTATACTGCATTGCCATGCTTTGCATTCTGCGAGCAAACATAGTGCTTTGTTCACGGTTGCTCCTTGGGTTTATACTTACTTATATCTATGCCCTCTGTCTTTCTGCGGGCATTACAAGCTCTCATTATCCACTCGGTAACGGATATGTTCCTGATCTTGGCACGAATTGTGATCTCTTCATGCAGCCATTCGGGAAGATCCATAGCCAGTCTTTTTCTACCTGGACGTCGCCACATTTCCTAACTCCCATTTCTTTTCAATATAGCATAAATATTTGCGTACACAACTACTTGTTTACGCAGCATACAAATTAGTACGGTGAGGGCAAATCTTTATTTCTTTAAAGGAGAAGTTATGCCTACACAAGTCAACCGCCGTAATACTCTTTACGGATACCCTAATCCCCAAGCCGGACTACAACAAGAGCCACAAATCCAACAACGTGCTCCTACGACTTCCGATAGTGCAGAGCTCGGTACTATTTGGGTTAACCAGCCTGCTCAAAGTTTCTATGTCCTCTGCGACAATTCCAATGGTGTTAACACATGGGAGTCAGGATCAGGAGGCTCAGGTATATTCTCAACTCTTACTGTCAACCCTGGTCCTACGAACCTTTCTACTATTGGTAATGGCGCAGTAACTATCGGTAATTCATCTAACACAGGGGCAGTCACGATCGCAGCCGGTGTCGGAGGAGCGGCAATCACTGCCAATGGTCATGCAATAGTTATCGGTGACACAACCGTTGCTTCCTCTCTTGCTTTAAGAGCGGGCACAGGCAACATGACACTTTCTACTTCAGCTACCGGCACAATCACGGCTGGATCAGCTGCAATGACGGGCACCATAACGCTCGGAAACTCCACAGCCGGACAGATTATTAATATGGGCAATGCGGTCAATACTGGTGGTCAGACCATCAATATTGCCAGCGGAAACTCAGGTGCCAATAGTGCGGTTAACATTCTCAACGGAGCAGCAACTGCCGGTGCTCAAACGCTTAATATCATGGCATCTGGTGGACAAGCAGGCTTCGTCAATATTGCCAACGGAGCCGCAGCAAATACGGTTCTTATGGGTAGTACCACAGGAGCAGCGTCAACAACGCTCCAGGCCGGCACAGGTGGTATTACCTTAACAGCTCCGTTCGTTGCACTTCCTGGCCCGGTCTACATATACACAGGAGCAGGAACGCCGGGCAATCCTTTAGCTCTGCATGCGGGTGATTTATACGTCAACACAACACCTACAGGAGCAGCAGATAGGCTCTTTATAGCAACTGGCGTTGGTGCTTGGACATTCTTCGCGGCAAACGCTTAATAGTGGCTTCATTACTACTTTTCATGGCTCTCTGGTCTCGGCCAGGGGGTCATGTTAATACACCATCAAAGGAGATACATGGAGATTAAAGAACATTTCACGCTCGAGACTAAAAAGGGCGAGCAGACATTCACCTTCCATATGCCCAAAGGAGCTACCTGGGGCAATGCGATTGATGCAGCATTCGACTTTCTTAAGCACATAAACGAACTATCACAGAATGCAGTTCAGGCTATGCGCCCAGCAGAAGAGGAGGCAAAGTAATGGCACAAGATACCGTAAAGGCCCTGGCATTGACGTCGATTGCTTCTTCGACTCTTACGACAAGTTATAAGCCTATCAATGCTTCAGGATTCGAGGCTGCTCCGTTTCTTATACGCATCATGAATGCAAGCACGCAGGCTGTCACTGTGAGTCTCGATGGTGTGAACGATCACGACTTCGTGCTCTCAAACTCAACTGACACGATACCTTCTCAAGCCAATTCTCAGCCTAAGGCACAGGTAGCTTTGTTCGCAAAAGGAACGGTCATATACGTCAAAGGCACAGCAGGAACCGGAACTATCTACCTATCCGGATTCTACGTTTAAGGAGATAGTATGAGCAATTTAACCAGTTCGATTCGCGTACGGTTCGAGCCGTTACGCAGCATTGCATTCGGAAGCATTACGTCTTCCTACACAGGAGTCGGTCTTCCCTTCAGTAACCCCATTAGATTGATAAAGTTCACCAATGAAACTGATGCTTCTGTTCTTGTCTCTCTCGACGGTGTTAACAATCATGATGTTGTGGCAGGTAATGGCTTTGCGCTGTACGACTATGGTTCTAATAAAGCGGATGCAGCCGGACTACTTGAGCAACCTCAGGGAGATCGAATATACGTCAAGGCGGAGAGTGCATTACCTACAGTGGGAAACTTCTACGTAACCCTCATATATGCCTCACAGGTCTAGGAGAAGTTATGTCACAAGCAGGAACGCTCAATCGAGGCGTATTTCCTCCTTTCTCAGTAGTGGAGAGTCTTACCACAGATGATGGCCACGTAGTTACCCCCAATGCTGCCAATACTATTAACCTTCATGGAACCCATGGACTTAATACCACGGGAACCATTGGTCCTAATACCGCGACAGTCGCAATAAATAATACGATCACATTGGGTGATCTTTCTGTAGTTCCAACCAACAGTGCTTCAGTAACCCTAACGACGGGTCACTTGAAGATAACTGCGGGAAATATCCAGCTGCCATTCACTGATAACGTGAACTATCCTGGCCACTTTGGTGTGGTTGAGATGGGTGGTACAGGGCTCTTCTTCTTGCATGGAGCAGGTCCTGTCAATGGTGCAGTAGGCCCTGACAACGTCTGGCTCGGCGGGGGCGCAGGCTCCTTCGGAATAACTGCGGCATTTTGCGTTGGAATTGGCCGTCAGGCCGAGATGAATATTACAAGTGGCAATAACAATAATTGCAAAGGTACCC